TTTTGGACGACCTTGATTTTCTCTTTTGATTGCATCAAGTTTATTTCTTCGTGTTTGTTGTTGGTTCTTCTTATGTTTCTTTTCGTTAGGTTTAATATAGTATTGTCTATCTCTAACTTCCTGAACAATACCTGCGTTGTCACATTGTTTTTTAAATCGTCTAAGCATTTGGTCAAACGATTCTGTCTGTTTCTTTTTATGATTAAATCTTGGTGTTACACTAGGCATTATGCAAAAAACTTCTCTAGAGATTCCTCTTTATTTTTAATTTTATCTGAACTATATTCTAGTTCCCCTTCTTTTCTAAACACTAAAATGAACTCATGAACTTTTGCAGTATATCTTTTACTCGCACATTTACCTGCTTGTAAAGCTGCAAATATAGTATCATTCTTCATTACAATTATATCATGTAATTTGAGTCCTGATTTAGTGAACATATTTATCGTGTCTGAATGAAAAGGTTTGTACTCTCCGTCTCTTCTCCAATCACCACATACCCAAACACAAAATCCGCCTGGTTTTAAAACTCTTTCTATGTTGTCTCCACAAACTTGTATCCTCTCACAAAAGTCTTCATACTTTCTTAGGTCTGATAATTGACCCTCTGCACTTTCGTATCTTTCTATATCACCGTAAGGTGGACAAGTCATAACTAAGTTTGCACATTCGTCATCTGTATGAGACATTTCACAACCGTCACTTTCTATAATATCGTAATGACCGTCAAAGGAATGTCTTCCCATTTCCTCTCTAACTTTTCCTACTGTTTCAGGAGATACGTCATACCCATAATAGTTTCTCCCTAAACTTGCAGATACAAATGCACGAGTCATTCTTCCTGCAAATGGGTCAACGATTGTATCACCCACCATACTCCAATAATGAACAATGTTCTCACACAATCCTGCGTGGAATTCAGACATCATTAAACCGTTAGGAAGACGTGGACAAACTCCTCTCTTCTCTTCGTATGCAGTTAGATATGCATCGTCCCAGTTGTTCTTAGATGATTTTGTAGGAGTGATAACTGATTGTGGGTTCCAACCGAACTGGTCGATAACCCTTTCACTTTCATTCCAAGGTAAAACGTTTTTGTAATATTCACTTTTCATAATAAACCTAAAAGGTGTGTCAGTCGCCCCTCGCCTTACAGCTTCCCGCTCTGCACCGATTGACCCGCTTTTTTGCTGTCAACCTTACCCTTACTGAGTACCCCCACGTTCTTTTTCCACGGTCTCAGTGAATGCATAGACTCGTCAATTATACTCATGATATAAACCTATGCACCCCAAACAGAAATTAGTCTTGTGCTAACTTCTTGAAGTAATCCATTGCATCGTCTTCAGAAGAAGCAGATACTCCTGCAGATACCTCTGCAGATTCGATTACTGGTTCACTCGCTGTTGAAGCAGTGTTTACATTAGACCATGGAACTTCTTCTAAGTCTTCTGCAACTGATTCAGCAGTTGAGGTTGACCCTACTGTACCGAGAACTCTTTCAAGTTTCTCTTTGAGTTCTTCGTAAGACTTAAACTCTTCGGGTGCGATAACGGCTGATAAAGAATGAACTTGACTAAACACTGAGTTTATTTGTTCTTCATTATCGAACAATGGTGCTTGTGAATCAAACTCAGATTTGTCGTAGTTCCAATAACCATCAACTTTTCTAATTTTAATTTTGAAGTTTGCACCTTCGTCTCTGAGGTCGAAAGGATTAATTGCTTTCTCATCTTCAAATGCAGGTGAGATTGCTTCTTTAAGTGCCTCAAAGATTTTTTTACCGTATCTGTATTTAAACACTTTCCCTTCGTTATCAGGATTTTTAGGGTCTGAAACAACATATACGTTAGAAACATAATGCAGTCTGCGTTTTTGTTTCCTCGCAATTTCTTTATTTGCTTCAATCCCAGTATTCCACAACGAAGTGTTGTATTCACTTACAGGGTCTTTCTTATTAAGAGTCGTTAAAGACTTCTCAATGTACCACCCGCCAGGGCCTTGAAAACCATGGTCGAAGTATGATACCCAAGGCATCTCTTCTCCATCAGGGGTTGGTAAGAAACGAATCACTGCGTAACCATTACCAGTTTTATCTAGTTCAGGTTTCCACATTGTGTCGTCTGAATAGGACTTTTTTGCACCTTCAGAAGGTGAAGCAGATTCCATAGCTGCTCTTAGTTTATCTAAACTACTCGACATTGTATTCTCCTATTTTATTAACAATTATATCGCATTGTATTAGCATTGTATCAAGACTCTAGACCTTCGCCTAGAATCCACCTCTCACTACTTTCATAATAAGATAATTCATTATACTTGATTTCGTCCTCTTTGTCTAGAGGGTTTTTCCAATATAATGAACCTTTTCCATAGAACCATTCTAATAGTGCTATGAACTGAGAACGTTGAACTTGTAGAACAGCGTCCTCAGTTGTATATTTAGTCGGGTAATTATCACTACCTTCGTAAATATTTGAAGGTTCCCCTTCAAATTCTAATCCATCGAACCCAATCAAATTGATAGTTTTTACACCTAGTGTCATTGCATATCCTAATGCAGACATTCCCGTCATCAAGTTTTTTAATCTTGGTTCGTTGTATGTTGTTATTAAATGTGGATTCTTCAATCCCAAAAAATCTGTTCTACTATCATTTCCTTGAATGATAAAATGTGAGTCGTCTTCCTTTATACTGATTACAGGGTTGTTAAAATCACCTGTAAACATATCTATTAGTTCTAAAGGTAATGGGTCTATGTCTGCGAATGCAACCTTATTGTCTCTGTAGTATCCTGATTCGACTATCTCTTTTTGTACAGGCATATCAACTGCAAAAACTAAATCGCATTCATCTGTATCTCTGTAAATTGCATTACAACCCCAAACAGGGTGGTCTGTATTAAATTCAAATCCTAATCTACTTGGGCCGTTTCCTAGGATAGTTACTTCTTCTAACATAAATCTATAAGTGTAGTTCTAAACTTTTGGTAATCATAAGTTAAAAATGTTTTATACTTTTTAATTAACCTATGCACTTCAGGATAAACTATCTGTTCCGATATTAATGGTTTCCATTCTTGGTCACACATATTAATAATATCGTCCATGATACAAAGTGTCTCTAACGAAATCTTTTTCGCAAGATACTGTTTGAGAAGAATAGGGTGTTGACCATTTTTACACTCCAACACTTTGTTGATATGTTTCTTTCTCAGTAGGTCGGACACTTCAGTCTCAAACATATATGTAAGTTTCTGATTCCTTTTCTTCCACTCTTTGTATCTCTTATCACACTCTTCATCTAACAGGTCACCTGCCCAATAATCTTTGTGTGATAAGTTTGCAACATAAAAATCTTGCAGGTCTTGTTTATATTTTTTAAACAACTTACCAAAATGATATTTGTCTTTTCGTTTTAGAAAAGAGTTTATATCTGATTTGACTTTACCATTATATTTTATAAAGTCATATGAGTCGGAATGGAAGTGAAGTTTTATACCAAGGTATAAAGTATATGCATCATATCCATCACGACTTGTCATTACCCTTTCACCAGTGTAAGACCACTAGTTGCTTCTAAGTGTGCATTTGCAACCTTCTCATTTGAAGGAACAACAAACACTACCTGTTGAAACACTGCACTAGTTGGACTCTCTTCACCAGTTGCGGCTAATCCTTTTGCAAATCCCATAGAACCGTCTTGGGGATTTGAAAGAATCATTCTTGGGTTTTCAAGTTCTACAGTTGCATCTTCCATAGAGACTAGTTTACCAACATACTCTCCACTGATTGCAACAACTGTTACTATGTCACCTTTTTTCATAATATACTCCTATTCGAAAAAACTAGTTAAATTCGATTTACTTATTTTACCACGATTTACCATATTAAGACCAGTCGCTTCTGCTTCTAGTTTTTCTTTTAGTGGTTGTGAAATAAATCTTTTTGCAGACTCAGGTTCTAAATTGTTTTTCTCGCATACAGATATAATTGCATCCATGACATCTGTTTTTGATTTAAGTAAAACCTTTTCTACTTGTTCTGTAAATTCTTTTTTAGTAATCATTTAAACTCCATGTAAATTACGATATTGTTGTCTTAGACCATAAAGTTTATCGACATACTCTCTAGGGTCTGCTCCAAACACTTGACAAAAACCACCGTCAACAGCAACTACTGCTATGATTTGGTCTATAACTTCACCTGTAAGTTCTTCAACCATAATTGCATATGCAGTCATTTGGTGGAACCATGGTTCTGCCATATATTCCTCTTTGTGTTTTGCACTAGTCTTGAAATCTATAATACAAAGTTCATCGTCCCATACACCAACACAATCAACTTGTCCTGCCATTTGTAATGAATCACTGTACATACCTGCTTCAAGAGCGATAGGAAGAATACTGTCAAGTACGGGTACAACTGCTTCAAACATTGAGGATTCCATAATGTTATCAAAGAATACTGGTTCTTCTCCACGAAGATATGTTTCAAATATATTGTGCATTCTTGTACCACGTTTAGCTGCACCTGCAGAAATCTTATTTGCTTTTTCCTCACCAACTCGTTTTCTCCACAACTTAATGTGGTCTTTAGTGAGTAGACTTGTAACTGTAGTTACACTTGGATACTTATTACCTTCAGGTGTTTGATAATATCTTTTACCGTCTTCAGAAACACGAGTCATAGATTCTTGAAGTTTTTCTAAATCATTTATTGAGAGATTCATTTCTTTCCCTTGGACTGTATGTCCATATGTTTTTTAATCACGTCAATACTTTTCTGTTTCTTTATATCAACACCATTGTATCTTTTGTCCACTTCAGAGCCTGGATATGCTTTACCCACGTTAGATAACACTTCTTTAAATCCTGCATCTGTTTTGACACGGTCACCAACACCACCCACAATTTTTGGTGCAGAAACTTGTTGTTTAAGATGGGGATTGTTTAGTTTGAAATCGTCAAGGTCTCGCCATGACATTGTGTATTCAACCAGTTCACCAGTCTCTTCATTATAAAAATCGTATCTAGGCATATTCTGTCATAAAGTTAGGGACGGGTCTTCCAGTCCATTTCGCAAAATCTTTCTTGTAGATTGCATAGTATTTATGGTATGCATTTATACTGTCTCCTAGGACTTTTACGTCTGCAGGCATACACTGAGGTGGTTCACTCCATTCACCTAGTGTAATATTCTTAGGTAATTGGTCTAGTGAATATCTGAGTTTTGAATCAGTCAAATGAATCTTTCCATAACGATAAGTGTATTCGTCACATAATGCAGTAAACATATCATATGCATACTGATACTGAATTGCATTCTCACGAACCCATTGAGTAGAAGGGTGATTGATATGAGAAGCTTTGTATAACATATCTTCCATAGTGTAATCTTCTAATTTCCATCTTTTGATTCTACGACCACCTAAAGTTTGACTGATATATTCTTTACCGTCCAGTATTCTATGTGCAGTAGATAACATTTGTGCATACTCGATAATCATTTTGACAACGTGTTTATCGCAATGCATTTCTGCAGATACTACTGGGTCATTGTGTAAATAAAATAAATTCATAGTTCTATTCTACCATTTATCTGTAACATCGGCAACCCCTTTTTCGTAATTCCATGGAACGGAAACTGAGTAAGGGTCACCCATTTGTTTTCCCACATAAGTGAAATTCTTTTGTACAACGAATGGTGCAACGTGGTCAAGGTATCTATCTACGCAAGTGTCATTTTCATATGCGTAATCTTCGACCTCTTCATAAAGTCCATACACTAATTCACCGTTTTGTAATTTTGCAAGTTCAATCATTTATAAAATATATGTTCGTTGATAACTACAGTCTCATTGAGTGATTCTGCCCAATATGGTAATACACTTGTCGCATGGTAGTGTGTCGCACCTTCTGTAATATCAGGATACTTACCCATAAGAACGTCTGATGCAATTACATAAGAGTCAAAGAAAGTATCCGTATCTAAAGGTTCGTCTGATTTACCATCACAAAACCAACTGAATTGACACTGGTTTCTGGCTGGAACCATATTACCTCTCCAATTCTCAATCCATTTTGCCTGATACACTACACCACAAATATCTTTTGGATAGGAACTATGTTCCATTCTGTTTAACACTACCTGTGCAACTGCGACTTTACCTGCGAGAGGTTGATTACCTGCTTCAAAGTAAATGTTTTTTGCAAGACAAACTGTATCACCATTTTCATCTGATGCGTTTACCTGCATTGATAACATACCTGTAAAAAATCCTAGGAATGCACCTAGGATAAAATAGAT